CGATAATGCCGGCAATGATCCATGTGCCAGGCCAAGCGAACAGTGAGGAGTTCCACGCCCATTGCACAACGGTGATGATGCCGATTACACCGCTCAGTCCGGAGAGCACACCACCGAACATATTCGCATAATCAGACACCTTGCCTAGGGTGGATGTCTGCGATGACAAATTGCTTTGTGCCTCGCTCAAATCGACAGCCGCGCCCTTTTGATCGATCATGGCTTGCGTGCCGTCGATGTGCGCCTGATTTGCATCCCGCTGAGCTTGCTTACCATCCTCCTGCGCTTGCTTTTGGTCTAGCTGTGCCTGAGACATGTCGATCAGGGCTTGCTTGGCATCTGAGGCGCCGGCTTTGCCCTTCTTCAGTGCGTCGTTGTACGCCTGCTGAGCATCCTGCCCGTCTTTGATGGCCTGCTTTTCGTCAATTTGCGACTGCTGTGCGTCGATACCGGATTGCGCTAGATCCCGCTGTGCTTGCGCCTGATCCTCTACTGCCTGCTTAGCATCGTTGGCCGCTTGCTTGACGTCGATCTGAGCACGCGCTAGCGCACGCTGCTTTTCGGCACCGTGATTCGAAATATCATTGAAGGAGTCGATAACGTCACTGACGCCGGAGACACCATCACCTAGCTTGCCGGTAACACCTTCCGTCTTATCGAGTGCATCTCCCAATTTGCCAGATCCACGAGCCGCAGTGTCGAACGCCTGTTCTGAGGTTCCCATGGACTGAACAATTACTTTTGATGCACCCTTAGCGGCATCACCGACCTTACCGATTTCACCCGATGCGCTTTCATTGGCGGTAACGTCAATTTCTATGTTATTGCCCATGCTCAGACCTCAATCGAGATTGTTCCATTTCTTCCTCGCGCTCAGCCTGCTCTTCCTGTTCATCCTTTAATCTGCCCCAACTTTCCGCTTCAAGCATTGCTAGAATGCGGCCGTCTTCCGCTTCCACAGCGGCGATGTTGGGGTAATTGAATCTTTCCATCAATCCTAGAATTAATTCGGCATAGGCGATGTCCCCAGGCTTTGCAGCGTCTCTAGTTTCTGCCTCAGTTCCTCTGGGATATCTTTCCCTCCATTCGGCAAACTCATTCCTTTTGGGAGAGCCACAGTCGCTACCGACCTTACCCATCCGAAGATTATTGCAAGCATTATTGCAATGTCCAAGCACAGCATGCCGGCAATAGTAGGCGGTAGTTCGTCATCCTCTTTCAGCCCACAAATTGCACATACATCACTACCATCATCAATTTCAGGATGCACTAGATTCCACTCAATTAGCTTACGCTCAAAAAAGCGGAACGCCTCTAGCTGCTTATCCGGATCTTTCTCATTTACATCAACGTTCAATTCTTGGGCTCTCTTGATTTCCCCGATCGACGCTGAGCGCGTACGAACCTCTAGTCCCGGGAAATCCACAAACTCCAAATCGAGAAACTGCGTTACGGGCTTGTACTTACTTTTACTACTCATTTCCTCAGCCTCTCCGGGCTATCTCAGGTCCATGCAGGGGTGGTGCCATCGGCGAGCAAGAACGGGTGCTGTGTAGTAAATTCACCCGATGCCGCACGCGTGAGGTTGTACTCCGAGAAGAGAACCTCATTGTTCAGCGACTTACCGCCAACCGTGAGTGCGAGCGTACGAATCACCCGTAGATCTCCGCTGAATACCGCGTGCAGCTTGTTAGCGGACGGGTTGAAGATACCGTTCAGAGTGCCGGTGCAGTCGGCTAGCAGTAGCAGCCGTTCCATCGCGGACTTGTCGAGACCCGTGATTTCCTGCACGTTATACGGAGTGCTGAACTGTAGGTTAGTGAAGTCATTCCTAATATCCTGTGCCGAGCCGGCAGCGTCGTCGACACTGCAAGTAGTCCACCCTAGGCCAGACTGCTTAGCCATTTCAGAGCCCCTCTTCCACTATGCGATTGATAATTTCCTGATGCGTGGCGAAGCTATCCGCCCAATCCTCACCGTTATCGAAACGGTTGGCGCTACGTGCGGAATACCCGGACCGGAAATGCCCCCGTCCGGCAAAAAAGAGTTCGGGCCGTTCCAGTGAAAGCCGATGTGTTGCAGCTTGGAAACACATTTGCCCCGGTTCGAATACCAAATAGGTTTCGGACGAATCGTCTAGCTTTACCTCCCGGTAACGCTTACCTGCATGTGTCACCAGATCGTAAAGATCCTCAGCAACTAGCTTTGATTTCGGGTATGTCCAACCTTCTAGGTAGGCTGTGCAATCGATTTCAGCGCAAGTCGCCCGCCGTGTGTGTGTGTCAATCGGCGCGGCAATCTGATACGTCTTGTAGAACCGTCCCGGCATCTTCGGTCGAGTCGCGGGATTCGTGGCGCCACCCATAATGATTTGACCAGTCATATCGTTAGATCCGCACTGTTGACTGTCGCCTGTACTGCGAACACAACATTCGAGAAAGTGCCCGACGTGACAACCCTCAGGTACCTACGAACAGCTTGTGTACGCCCTGTCGCAATACGCTCCCGCCCTACAGCGGTAACGGCGGTAAAGCCTCCTCCTGTCAAATCGGAAAACGACGCATTATCCGTGCTGTCTTGAATCTTGATGGTGACTGACGTGCCTGTGAATGCGAACACGTGCAAGTACGCTTGTGCCCCAAAGCTCGCTGGGGCACCGAATCCATTGAGGTCTACTCCCGTGCCGTTGGTCGCGGTGGTATCAGTGCGCTTGCCGGCAGTGAGTGCCCAACCCCAATCGAGCCATGAGGTATTGCCTGGCGCCTCTACATCGAACAACAACTTACCGTCAGCATCACGTTTTCCGTCATAACCGACTTGCTTACCCAACTGTGATGCGACCGGCGCGCCTAACGCTGCCCGATGGAAATACGACGAGATCCGATCAGTGCGCGGTAGGCTTGATTGTGCTGCGTGTGCGTTAGTCGGGTTGAAATAACTTATCCATTTCATATTGCTATCAAGCTCGCCCGCGATGCGTTCCATCGCAAGCTTGTCAATTCCTGTCATCTCTAGCGGAGACAATGACTTCGTAATGTTACCGAACGAATTCGTATCATTCGATACATCGTATTGATCTAGATAATATTGTGCGCCTAGACCATGACTCTTAGACATTTCCTCACCTCCTAGTCAGTTTGTGGCCAAATATCATTTACAAGACAAGGAATCGTGATGTCGAAAATCCGAAACTCTTTGTTATCGATTTCTAGATAGCCCGCTTGTCCAGCTAGCTTGACACCATGTGCGCCTAGTAGATCAATATTTCGGATGGCGCCTTCGAAATCGAAATCATCATTGTAACGGCGCATGAGGTTTGATACCGCCTTCATGACTGCCGGATCAATTGCGTCTTGAGGCTCTTTCAGCATGTTCGAATAGATGCGCAAAGTGAACACAATACGTCCACTAGTGGAGGCTAGTCCGCTCATTAGCGCGATAGGTTCGATGCTCTGCACCCATATAGCAGCGGTAATGCCTGTATTGGGGGCTCGCTTCGGTTCGTGCTTATTCACTTTATCGAAGTAGCCAGAACGTTGCGCGTCACTTACAACCGCATCGAAAATGTCATCAAGCCATGCTTCATTTTCCGTGATCTCAGTAACCATCAACTCATCTCCCGTATGAATTTGGTCACCATCGGCTGAGCTAGTTTCTCTTTATCCTTGGCTAGTTCCTGCTGAACCATACGGAAGGTGTGATAACCCTTGAAGCGTGTTGTTTTATTACGGGAAGAGATGCCTTCTAGCCATCCACCGTAAATGACACCCCCATCGCTCACTCCTCGATAGGTACTGCCTTTCTTGATTTGAATCTTAGATTGGTAATATCCAGTCGGGTGTTTCAGCACTTGCCCTAGCCGTTGCTTGACTCTATTAACGCCTTCCTCCGCTAGTGCCTCATTGATATTCGTGACCATTCGCGTGCCGGCAGCTTTAACTTGGGAAGAGTTGAATATCGCACCCTTTTGCCTGACAGTGACATTCAATCGAAAATTAGGCATCAGACAGCCGCCGATCGACCCTTGCGGCCGTACGCTACGTAGCCCGCGTTCCTGATGTCTTCCAAGCCGGCCCCCACAGCCTCCCTCGCGCTCGATCCGGTACCGATGGTGCGTGCATACGCTCCGGCGTTTTGCTCAAGCGCACAGACTGTCTCAGCGATGCACCACTCGTTCACAGGGAACTGGTGAACATATACAGGATCAGATGTCGAGTGACTCGCAGCGGTTGAACCAAGTACGCCTCGCGTGACAATAAATTGCCGGAGCGCATAAATGGTGGCCCCGGAGGAATGTGTAGTGAGCGACGTACCGTCCCATGCTCGCGAGACAATGAGGCCGTCTCCCGCTACATCATTGACACGCATGCGCTCACCGTCGACCAAAATGGTTTCACCCTGTGCGAAATTACTTGCGCCGGTTGAGGTGATGACGGTAGCTGCCTGCCTGTCCGCAACATCGCCGGACAGCGTTTCACCACTGGACAGCATTTGCCTTCCTTGCACTACCATGCGCTCAGTGCCACATAGGAGTAGAGAACCTATGCCGACAGTGAACAGGCCGAGCGAAGGAAGCAATACAGGATTTTGAACACTCGAATTGATTCCAGATGCCAGCAGGCCACCCGCGATGGAAGTGTCAGTGTCTTTATCACCACTGAACAATCCGGTAACAGTCAGGCTCCGCTGGAATGTAGTGCCGGCAGCGAAAGATTGCTGCGACGAGAGATCTACTTGGAGTAGTGAATAGGGAGGTTCGTCCAGATCATCCAACCGGCGCGGAAAACACGATGCTGTGATATCGGTACCGCCGGAGTTGACCAGCTCTAGCGAGATCAATTCCTGATCTCCTAGGTCTACCTCCCAGGTATAGCCATTGCGCATATCGGGCCAGTCGCGTGCGATGGTCCGCCGTTCGGGATAGAACCTACGGTGCGTCTGATATTCGATGGAACGACTGGCCCATTCAATCTTCGCATCGATCAGACTGCCGGCATAGGAAGATTGCAAGACTTCTAGCGACTGCAAGACTTGCTCTCGCGTCGCATATAAAATGCCCATTAGGACTCCCGATTGCTTTCTACGGCTGTAACATCCGAGGCTATTTAATTAGCAGTGGTAGCGCTTTTTCAATTTTGCTATCTGCTTACCGAATATGATTGCGTCCGAATCGGCGCTAGGCGGTAGCTTGCTGTAGCGCTGATCTAGTCCATCGATGATGTCGCACCATGCTGAATTACTTTGCTGATCGACATAATTTGTATACACAATGTTGACCGCTACCATTGTTGCAACACTGAGAAGTACTGCGAACACTGCTACAGCCAATTGCCTACCACTAATTACAATTACCTTACGGGGCTTATCTACCATCATCAGCCCCCGATAAATTTTGCAATGGTTTCCCCGATTCCAATTCCGGATATTCCGGCGGAGAGGAAGACGATTGTAAGACGATAGGTGAGCTGCGGATAAGTGATAGTACGTGCGCTAGTCCGGGTACGCCTGTCATTGTGGTGAACACTAACAAGAGTGCGATGTTTACGTTGTCTGTGACCAGTTGGTAAGTGATACCAGCTAGGCCAGCGAGTAAAAGCAGCCATTCTTTGAGTAGAGCGCTCAGCCGCTCCGGCCGGATTTTGCTCACGCAAGGGGGCATCCTATTCTCTTGTAGGCTGTGGGGGACCTATTCGCAGTAGATCCCCCACATACCATTTTTGAATTAGAAATCGTCCCCGAATTCATCATCCGTGCTGCGCACCCTTGCTGCACGCGGGTTTGCGGGTGCTGCTTTCTTGGCAGGAGTGCGCTTAGAGGATTGCCTCGGGTGCGTTCTCTGGCCATCGCCACCCATCGAATTTGCAGAAGAGTCCTCCTGCTCCGTCACTTGAGAGGGGTTCTCCGTCGTGAGGGCAGGCTTGGGGTCGTCTGCTGTGTTGCTCTCGATAGGTGAGGGATCGTTCTTGGCAGATGGCGAGGAGTCCGTAGAATCCGCCGGATTGTTCTGGGATGGCGATTCCTCCTTTTCCTCAGGAACACGATCGACGTAACCGATTTCAGGTCGCGTGACACGAACCAATACCGGATCATTCAATTCGTGCTCAGTAAAACTATCCGAGGTTCCAGTAGCCACTTCCTGCGCATGAGTAGCTTTAGCCATGAGGATTACGCGTTCAGCTGAGCAAGGCGCGTGGGCTCACCCTGCATCTTGAGTCCCGAGAGAATGTAGAGACCCGAAACAAGCTGCGCATTGGCAACCGTCGCCGCGATGTTGCAAGAGATCCACTCGAAACCGGCGCTGAGCTGAGGCGCTTCGAATTCGATAACGTGAATGCCCTCCTCCTCGGCGGTAGTCAGACCCATGTTTGCGGTAGCAGCGGCGGCCTGTGTAGTGCGTACCCAAACCTCATCACCATCAAGACTGGTCTCAGTCTTGGAATAGAATTCCGTGATGACAGCGAGATTCTGAGACGTACCGCTCGACGCTGCATTGTGCTCCTGCACAGTGACTACAGGATCAGCACCGGCCGTGCCGGCACCCTTGAATAGCACAAACGCAATCGATTCGTAGTTGCGTAGGTGTACCCGATGCCCAGTCGCTGCGTCAGAGGTATTGAAATCAACGGGAACGAATGCACTACCGATGTCAAACGTATTTCCGAGACCGCGCATAATCAGACACCCACCGTGAGATTGACGAACGGAGACAGCGTCACACCGTTGTTCTGAGGAGTGATGGCGCTCGCGAGCCACGGGCGGCCGTCAAGGCGCTCGATCACGCGGAACGCAGTCAGGTCATTCTGGAAACGGAATTCCTCGGACTGGCGTGCGCTCATGGCCTGGCGGTCACCTAGAAGGTAGAAACCGAAGTCGACGAAATTGATATCGCCAACCGCACCGATGGCACGCGCCTTTTCGGACACGATGATCGGGCAACCGAGAAGCGTCATGATCGGCTGACCGGTAGCAGTCGGGAAGCCTCCACCCGTACTGACGATGAGCGGACCACCACCCGGCAGCTGCGCGGTAAGCAGCGAAGGCATAACGTCCGGTGAGATGACCCATACGGCGCGACCTAGCGACTGAGGCAGCATACGCGAATACATGTTTGCGATGTCTGCCCACTCGACATTGTTACCCGCCACCGTAGTGGACCGCGTAACATGAATCATCGCCGGAGCATTCAGGAAGCCTAGCGGCTCACCAACACCCGCACCGACGAAGAATGCAACATCTTCGAACCAAGCAATAGCCTCGGGGAAGATGTCATTGATGAAGGCTTCCATAGCCGGCTGCGCATCCCGAATCAACTCATTCGGAACCTCGCAGTAGAGAACTAGCTTGTTCGCCTTAAGTTCGACACGACCGAACTTCGGCTGAGACTCCGTGAGGGTCGCGCCTTCCTCAGTCCAGAATCCCGTCACGCCACCGTAGACGCTCGAAACGTTGGAGGTACTGTCCACCATGGGGAACGGCACCGTGAGGCTGTCCATGGGGATTACACGAGCCCGGGACCGCACGATAGCCGATTCCAGCGAAACACGGAGTAGCTCGGCCCGGAGAACCTCCGGAATTAGAAAACCGCCGTCGGAAGGCTTGACCGAAGAAAGGTCATTCCGCAGCGATTCGAGCTTACGTGACGTGTCATCGTTCTTGAAGCCATGCGCCGAAATGGTGTGCAGGAATTCAGCAGTCGTGGCGAAAGTATTGTCGTGCTTCGCTCCGAGAGCCTTCTTGTTGTAAACCGTGTTCGGACGAATACGCGCCCGAGCATTGGGGTTGTCCAGGTTCAGGCGATGGGCAATCGAATTGGTCGCATCCTGCCCCTTCTGCTCCCGCAACCAATTGATCATGAACGCTTCGGTCTGCTGATTCACCTGAGCATTGATCGCCCCGTCCTTAAGGCGAGCGTTGATGGAAGATTCGACATGATCGGCGAATTTCTCCGAATCCTGCATAAGCTCCCGCATAGTGGCACGGTCGGTAAGCTGCTCGCGCAACTCCTCCGCATTCTGGGGCACTGGAATTACACGTGCCATTTCATTACCTCCACGAATCGATTAGGTCGGAAAAGTTGTTTGTCGGGACACTCGGAACCGGTGCCTTTTCCCGACCTAGGTACTTGAAACCACGATTGGTCAGACGGTGCTTACGATTCATGAGAACTGCCAGAGCCTTGGACTCTGCCTCATCCTCTTTCTCGCCATCATCCGATTGATCGTCGTTCTTCTCGTCTGGCTCTTCCTCATCGGGCTTTTCTGGTTCATCTCCGTCAGGCTCTTCATCATCCTTTTTCGGAGGGAATGGTGGATCCGCCGCAGTCGGCTTGGCTCGGACGTACACGGCATCGGCCAAACCGGAAGAAACCGATTCATCAGCGAACATCCACGTTTCAGCAAGCATGAGAGCGCGGAATTCGTCGATATCACCCTTAGCCTTAGCTGCATACATGCCGGCAACATTCATCGACTGCTCATTGAGCCAATCGATTGTGTCCTTCATGTCCGCAGCGTTGCCCGTGAAGTCCACCAGCACATCATGAATCATGAGCTGTGAGCCGGGCATCATTTCTAGTCGGTCACCAGCGATGGCGATAACCGATGCCGCACTAGCGGCAATGCCGTCTACGCGTGTGGTGATCTGTGACGGGTGTTGATTGAGTGCACTCGAAATTGCAATGGCGTCAACCAACATGCCACCCGGAGAGTTGATCCGTACGGTGATCTGCGGCGATGAAATCTCATTCAGTTCATCAATGAAATCTTGCACACCGATGCCGAATGATCCGCCGATCTCGTCGTAAATGAAGATCTCGGCACTACCCACATTCGGGCTACCGCCATCCTCACCATCAGTGCCGGCATCCACGTTCCGCATTTTGAACCAACTGAGCTTGAGCTGACGAATCTGCTGTGCTAGTTGGGGTTCCTGCATCGCAATGCGATCGAGCAAGCGGCCCTTACGCAGATTAACGGCGCGTAGTCCGGGCTGAGTTTTGTACATTGTCACCTCCCTCATTATCCGTGCTCGGGTCAGTTGTAGTGCTGGTACTTTCCGATGTGCTCTGCGTGCTGACAGTCGGCAAGCCGATCCACTTCATCGGAGGTAGCCCCATTGCCTCAGCCACATCATCGGGGTCGTAACCCGACAGCACTAAATTGCGTGCCGACGTCGTCATCGAATTACGCGCTGCATTTTCGTAATCCGTATTCATCGGTGTCGGGTCGTCGAAATCAAGCAATAGGTTTTTACCGTTAGCAAACTGCGGTAGCAACCAAGTGTTGATTACATCTTTCCAACGCTGCAACCGAGGAATGGTCTGTCCGGTTGCCATGATTTCTTTGCCTGCCTCAGCGTTAGCGCGGTTGACATCATCGACCGTACCTAGCATCGGCTTAGGAAATGCAAAAGCCTCGCGAATAAGCTCGCGAGGCAAGTTACGTAGTTCTACAAACTGCATGTCTGTCATGCTGAAATTGGTATCAATCCATTCAGCGTTTTCTAGCACAGCGACACGATGCGCATTGGCAGTACCCTGATGCTGCTGTCGCCACCGATTGACGAATTCGTTGAATTCCTTATCCGACATTCGGTAGTCGACTTTGATGATGCCGCCGGGTCGCGCACCATTGATGAAGAAATTACGATTCCATTCTGCCGAATACCGCGCTGCATCGACATCCGATAGAACTGTCTGCACCGGCCCTCTACCCCGATATGGATCACTGGGGTTCGGGTACTTGATCTGAATTACTTGATCAAGCGTTAGCGGTACTTCCTCACCATCGGGACCGGTATAGACCCACCCGGTAAGGTATTTCTTAGGATCCTTTACAGGCTGCATCCGATCGGGCCTTACTGGCCACATTTCGGTGACGATGCTACCAACCTTGTTCAGGATGATAATTCCCTCACCGATCAGATCTAAATGCATTTGCACTGTCTCACGGAACATCTGCCCGGTATAGAAATCATTCGGCTTATCCCAAACAGTCATGAAACCGTGGTTGAGAATTTCTTTCCGCCGTGACTTGTCGCGAACCGATGTCCGTTGATACAGGTGCCATTCCGTAGTGCTGAATGCAATTCCGATTTGATTGACGATGGCGAAAAGCGTTCCGACCGTTCCGTGTGCGTCGTATGCTCGCTGTCCATCAGGAGTGGTGATGTCAGCACCGAAGAGGCTGGCGCGACTTCCCACGTACGGCACTGGCGCTGCCATCCTGCCCCGTTGGATGATGCCGCCCGTCAATGTGGCCAAAAGATCTCTCATCGATTACCGCCCTGTCCGCATGTCCGGCGCTGTCCCGCCACCCCTCTCATCGACTGTGCTGCCGGTCATCAACGTCGAAAACGCAAAACAGGAAATGCCGGCAGCGGCCAAACCGGCGATCATATTCCATTGGAATGCAGCCAAAGTCAACAACGCAAATCCAGCGAGATGCATCACTACCCTCACGAGTGTATTCAGTACAGCAGTTACGTGAGTGCTAGCTAGTGAGCCTTGCGCCTTGTTAGCTCGCTTCCTTGCCCACAAAGAAAGCCTCATAACCGCGAATTCACGCAAGCTGGGGGCTGTGTCATAAGTCGTCATTTCCTCACCTCTCAAGATCATCAATCAAGCGTCAAGCATGGTAACACGAGCCTTGCCCTTGAAATCGAAATGCATCGTCATGTATCGATCGCAGTCGACTCCGTCATCATCACGCTTGACAGGCTTATCTTGGATACGCCCATCAGCGTTTACTTCCCATACGTACGATGCGTATTCATCAGCAGTGCACGTAGGCTGTAGATGATCGACCAACCATTGATCTTTCTCTACCAGTGCGTCACGCATGATAAAGAATTTCTCGCGCTTGAGTCGTTCCTTGTGCGCGTTGATTCCTTCATACACATTCTTGACAGCCGCTTGTGTACCTAGTCCGGTCGCCTTTTCGAATGTTCGCCGGCCCTCAGCATCCCAGTCACAAATGATTGCCAGTGGTTTAGGTTCGGTCCACACGATCTCACGCTTCTCACGATCAATCCTGTTGAAATGGTCATACCAAGTCGTGACTACTTCCTCGGTGACCAGCGACATGATTTGACTGGCGTGCTCTTCCACCGTTCGCTGTGTCATATAGATCTGTCGGTACAGGTACAGTGCGCCATCTTCGGGATCCATGGCATAGCAGCTCAGCACAAACGGGTGCATGAAGCCAAAGTCAATTGCCCAGTAACGGTCCCAATCATCAGGCAGCGGGAGTCGATTACCTTCTGCGTCAAAATCCCAATCCAGCACGTGATAGTACGGATCGAATTCTTCGTAGATGATGCCCTCAGCCGAAACCCACAGCCCTAGACGCAACCGCTTGTGGCGCACGCCCGTCAAGCTGTCCAGAATGGCTATGTAGGCTGCACCTTGCTCAGTAACATTTCCGTATTCATCGAACAGGCGAGGGTTGTCCTCATGGCGTGATTCAATGAGTTTGCACTTACCATCATCACACCGCAGCTTGAGCCAGTGCTTATCTCCCGCCGGGTTGCAGTCCATGATCAATTGCTGGAATGAGACTCTCCAGTTACGCAATCGTGTTTTAATGAATTCCAGATCGGTAACAGTAATTTCGGTTGCTTCCTGCACGTACACTATGTCATATTCTGAGGACATAATCCGCGTCGGATTATCGAGCCCTCCAATAGTGACAGTGCTGCCGTTCTTAAATCGATACTGCGCCGCTTCCTGCTGGCTACCGCCGTAGTAGACAACATCGCCTGTTTCCAGCGCTTCTTTGATAACGAAATTGCGCCATGTTACCAGCGCTGTAGAACCCAATGATCGTTGCGTTTTGCGAAGAATCAACGCGCGCACGTTCTCAGTCAACAAGCACATAGCGAGAATCTTTTCAAGGCAAGCCCGACTTTTACCGGTGCCGGCAGAGCCTGAAATCAATACCTCAGCTTCACGTGATTCGAAGATCTCTTTGCAACCGCCACGTGGAGAATAGCTATGCTTGATTGCGCGCTTTAGCTTAGTCCGCATCGTCTACCTCCTCTCGCGGTTCCCATTCGAGCACGATAAAGCCTCCGGCCGGAATATCATTCGGAACTACTAGAACGATCGTTCCTTCATCAGCGACGAATCCCGATTGAATGAGTACGGTCTTACCTTGCTTATCTTTTGTGTGCATTCTGTAATTGATCATTTGAGATCATCCGTATTCACACCGTTCAACTCCACACTCAAATAGGTGCCCTCACCGCTATCGCCAGCACCACGGTTCAGTAGTTGCCCCAGTTCATTGGCAGCGAGCATGAGGTAGGAGCGAAATTCGCGCGTTGCGGTCGCTAGCTCAGCCCCTGCTAGGTCACCGTGCATGATGTCGCGATAGCTAATCTCTGCAATCTCTTGTAGACGCCTTAACCGCTCTGTCTTGTTGCCGATCCATAGTTCGCTGAGGTCTGCCGGCAATACGGTGCCACTGTCGGAAGGGCGCTCTGTGTACGCCTTTACAGCATCCATGTTCTCCACTAGGAATGTGCGTAACTCAGGAACCGTAATACCGAACCGGGTAGCTAGCTCCCTAGCCGTACCTTCACGTGTAGCTATAGCGCGGATCAGTGCGTTTACTTGGGAAGTCTCCATTTGTTCTCTCCTTTCGGAATGGTAGAATAGCATAGGCAAATTGAAACGTATCAACCATTCAAATAATGCAAACTAATTAGCTTGCTAGGCTAGCTTCCCTTACGCGCGCGTGCTACACTTATTATATGAACAAGGGAGAGCAGGAAATGGGAACCTACCGAATCGTACGGGTCACCGATGATGGCGAGCGCTACACACTGCCGGCTTGGGTCGGCCTGGGAATCGACGAGGTAGCGGAAGTCAGAAATGAATTGATGGCAGCGAGGCCGTTGGGCAGCTCGATCCAATATCAAATAGTAGCCGAATAGACAGGAGCCCCGGGCAACCGGGGTTTTTGTTTGTCCTCAATTTACTTTCTCCTACAATTAATAAAAGTCCTGTGTAGCCCCGAGCCTGCTGTAAAAGGCAGAGCCTGGTCAGTGCCTACATCTAGGACAGCTAACGTGGGAGCGTGGCGTACAGCAGGCTAGCAGTACCCTCTTCGGGTACCAGTCTGAAAGGCACACAAGGTTATCGAGGGATAGCAATCAAATAACAATTGAGCCCCGGGGGGAATACCTCGGGGTTTTTTTGTGTCAATTAA